AAATGAACCTAAAACATTTAAAGTAGACAATGCAGATAAGATGTCTTGTATTGCAGCTTCAGGTTCACCGAAAGTTTTTATTGAGGAGCTTAGTGAATAGATGAAAAGAAGGCTAGGAGATGGCGAAACCTTTCATTTTTCAGAACATTCAGGGGAATTTGCAATACAATACAAATCCCCTGATCTGTCTAAATTAATACAAAACAATAAAAGACTACAAGAGGAAGATCATCACATGAGAGATGAGTTTCGTTTGTGTGCAAGAATACCTGTAATGGTTGCACAAGAATGGAAGATTAAATTTGGAATTGATATAAACAAAAAAGAAGATATGAAAGCTGTTAAGAAATTACTTAACAGTCCTGATTATAAATATTTAAAAACAACATCGAGGATAATATAATGCCTAATTATAAATTTAAAAAAGAACAAAAATTTAAAACAAAAGGGAATGAAGATAGTTATTTAGATACATTTGAAGCAGGAAATCTCAATGAAGACCCTTTTGCTCCAACTAAATTAGGTGGAACGACAAATGTAATAAAAAGATTGCTGGGTTTTGATTATAAAAAAAAGAAAAGGGATAAATAATGGCGATATCAACATATTCAGAATTAAAAACAGCAATAGCTAATTGGTTAGATAGAAGTGATTTAACTGATGTTATTCCTGATTTTATTGCTTTAGCTGAAACAAGGCATAAAAGAGATTTTAAGATCAGAAGAATGGAAACTAGAGTAACAGCTAACACTATAGCTGATACTGAGTATTATACTTTACCTGATGATTATATTGCTATGCGTAATATAAAACTTAACACAGATACAAAAACACCTTTAGAATTTTTAACACCTGAAATAATGGATAGATTACAAGCAGGTAGTAGCGTAGGTAAACCTAAAGCCTATTCAATTAAAGGCAATACTATACAGTTAAGACCAATACCTGATGGTGTTTATGAAATAGAAATAGCTTATTATAAAACATTTGCAGCTTTATCGGACTCTAATACAACTAATGATATGCTTACACATCACCCTGATGCTTATTTATATGGAGCATTGGTTGAAGCAGAACCTTATTTACAAAATGATAAAAGAATACAGGTTTGGCAAGGTTTTTACGACAGAGCCAAAGAAGATATTATAAAATCAAATGAGAGAGATAGACACTCAGGCACAGCACCTGTAACAAGAATTGACTATGGGTTATATTAATGACTACATGGACTATAGTTTCTACAGATTCTACAACATGGAGTGTTATACAAAATACATCACAAGGGTATTTTGAAACAGAAGATAACATATATGTACTTGCAACTGAAGATGGTGGTTTGTTACAACAAGAAGGATCTATAGTAATAGCTCCTGATGATTGGCAAGATGTACCAGCAGTAGCTACAACAACCTGGACTATACAATAAATGGCAACTAAAAAATTATCAGAATTAACAACGACAACAAGCCCTAACAGTGCTTCTATATTTGCAATAGCATATAGTGGCTCTAACTTTGGAGTTACTTTAGCTAATGTGGCAGCTAATTTACCAGCAGTTACAGCAGCTAGTTTAACATCTTCAAGCACATTAACTACAACAGGTAACGCTACTATAGGTGGTGATTTAACCATAACAGGCGATGATCTGACTATGGGTACAAATACCAGTGGTGCGGCTTTAATAGCTGATGGAACTAATTTTAACCCTGTTGTTATATCAGGCGACATAGCTATAGCTACCAATGGTGCTGCAACTATACAAGCAGATGCAGTAGAAGGCAGTATGTTAAATGATAATGTTATTTCAGGACAAACTGAAATTTCATCAGGTTTAGCAGATGCAGATGAATTACTATATTCAGATGCTGGAACTTTAAAGAAAGTTGGAATGGACACCATGAAAACTTATTTTTCTCCAGTAGCTGGTTCTAGTTCAATCGTTACAACAGGAACGATATCATCAGGAACTTGGGAAGCTACAGACATAGGAGTAGCTCATGGTGGAACAGGAGCTTCATCTTTAACAGCTAATGGCGTATTAATTGGTAATGGCACATCAGCAGTAACTGCTGTAGATATGTCTACTAAAGGTAAATTATTAGTTGGAGATGGTTCAGGAAACCCACAAGCTTTAGCGGTAGGAACTAATAATTATGTATTAACTGCTGATAGTGGTGAAGGAACAGGTATAAAATGGGCAGCAGCAACAGCAGCAACTCCTACTGATATTACAGTAGCAGATGAGAGTAGTGATACAAGTTGTTTCCCACTGTTTGTTACGGCAGCAACTGGGGATTTAGGTCCAAAGACAGCAGCAGGATTAACTTTTAACTCAAGCACAGATGTATTGTCAGGAACTTTTGCAGGTAATATAACTGGTAATGTTACAGGAAACACATCAGGGAGTTCAGGTTCTTGTACTGGTAACTCGGCTACAGCAACAACTTCTACAAACGTAACAGTCGCAGATGAATCTTCAGATACAACGTGCTTTCCATTATTTGTTACAGCAGCAACAGGCGACCTTCCACCTAAATCAGGAAGCAATCTTGCTTTTAATTCTAGTTCAGGAGTCTTAACAGCTACTGGATTTGCAGGTGATATTACAGGAAACGTAACAGGAAATACTAGTGGAAGTGCAGGAAGCTGTACTGGAAACAGTGCTACAGCTACCACATCTACAAATGTTACAGTTGCAGATGAAAGCAGTGATACAACCTGTTTTCCTTTATTCGTAACTGCTGCTACAGGAGATTTAGCACCTAAGTCAGGTTCTAATTTAGCATTTAATTCAAGCAGTGGAATTTTAACTGCAACAGGATTTGCTGGGGATATTACAGGAAATGTTACAGGTAACACTTCAGGCACATCAGGCTCTACCACAGGAAATGCAGCAACAGCAACAATTTTAGCTACAGCAAGAGATATTGGTGGCGTTAGTTTTAACGGATCAGCAAGTATAAACTTACCAGGTGTCAATACAGCAGGTAATCAAAACACTTCAGGTACAGCAGCAGGATTATCAGCAACTCTCGAAACAAGTAGTGGTGGTACAGGATTAACAGGAGCAGTAGTTGGTAAACAAACAATATATATACCAGCAGCAGCTATGTACCCAAACACTACAGCAGGTTGTGCAGACTTAGCACAAGTAGAATTATCAAATGGCCCTGAAATAAAAGTTTTAGATTTTGATGCAAGTTCAGATGAACACGCACAGTTTACAGTATGTTTTCCTAAATTATGGAATGAGGGAACAGTTACTTTCCAACCATTTTGGACAGTAACAGGCACAAACACTGGCACAGTAGCTTGGGGATTGTCAGCAGTAGCTTTTGCAGATAATGGAGATATTAATACAGCTTTTGGAACTAATGTAGTTACAACAGCTAAAGCTCACAGTGGAACATCAAACGACTTAGATGTATCGGCAGAAAGTGGTGCAGTAACTATAGCTGGGAGTCCAAGTGTTGATGAAATGGTTTTCTTTCAAATTATGAGAGATGTATCAGCAGATGACCAATCAGGTGATGCAAGACTCTTAGGTGTTAAATTATTCTTTACAACAGATGCACTAACAGATGAATAGGAGATTAAATGTTTGGTTATAGAGTTTTAGGTTTTGGTGGATTTACTGGAGCTGCTAGTGAGGGTGATTGGTCGCCTACAATAACAGCAACTAATTTTACAGAAAAAACTCAAACTTATTCAATGGGATTTGATACTGATACATATAATAGTGGTTCATCATTTGGGAGCATAGATGATGCTACAATAAATGGAATGGTAGGTTCAGGTGGTGGTGGAGTTGTAAGTTTAATTAGATGTAATTGGTTAAATTGGGATGGCAACCCAAAAACTTTTGGAATTAAATTTTCAGAAGCAGGTGCAGCAGCATCAACACAACAAACTAATTGGTCATCTATAACTATAACAGATGCAGGTGGTACTTCTACTCAATTTAATCGTGCAGATGCTAGAACTTTTAATGCTGCACGATATATAAAATCAGGTGGAGGTAATGGTACTGGTGCACCAAATACTAAATGGAATAACCAATATGAATATAGTTGGTATGCTACTACTAATCCTTTTGGAACTACAAGCAATACCACTGTTACTTTAAGTATAGTTTTAACATAAGGCAACAATAAATGACAATGACAATACAAACAATATCAGAAGTAGATAATACAATATTTGAAAGTTTATATTCAGATAGTTTAGATGACATAGTTTCAGGAAGTTTAGATTTGCCTGATGATATGAGTGATGATGATAAAAAAACATTTGTAAAAAAAAGTTTAAACTCTAATGTTACAATGTTATGTAAAAAAGATAATACACCTATTGCCTATGGTGGTGGCTATGTTAATCCTGAATATGCTTATTATATAGATGGTGATTTTACAAAAGAAAAAATAACTCATAATAATGTATTTTGGTTTAATTCTGTAATTATGGCTAATGTTGATGGAAATAAAAGCTGGGTAAGAACAGCAGAGTTTTTTCAAGCAATAAAAGATTATGTTGTAAACGAACACTCGGTTAATGGAATTGTAATAGATGCAATGAAAGGAAAGTCTGTAGCTGTAGCATTTAAACAAGCACAAGCAGATGGAGTATGCCAAGGTACATATAGTGTTAATGGAAATAGAGCAACAGACTCACTTATATGGATTTATTA